ATGTCCGCACTTCTCTTGACGCCGCCGGCGCTCGAGCCGGTTTCGCTTGCCGATGCCAAACTTTTTCTGCGCGTCGAACACGACGACGATGATGACGTGATCGCTGCGCTGACAGCCGCCGCGCGTGTCCATGTCGAGGCGCAGACCCGCCGGGCGCTGATCGACCAGTCCTGGCGACTGGTGCGCGATGTCTGGCCGGCTTCCGGCCGGCTGCCGGTGCTGCCGGTGCCGCTGCAGGAGGTCACGGCCATCCGGGTGTTCGATGCCGACGGCATGCCGCATCTAATCGACGTCGGGATTTTCGCGATCGACAGGGTGTCGGCGCCAGCCGTTCTGGCCTTTGCGCGCGGCACGCCTCCGGCACCGGGCAAGCTTGCTGCCGGCATCGAGATCGACATCGTTGCCGGCTACGGCGATGAGCCGGATGCGGTGCCCGCACCGCTGCGCCAGGCGATCCGCGTGCTGGTGGCGCATTGGTACGAGAACCGCGGCGTGATCGCGGCCAGCGTCGAGGTGGCGATGATGCCGCATTCGGTCGCTTCGCTGATCGCGCCGTTCCGGGTGCTGTCACTATGAGCAATCCAGGATCGTTCAACCGAAGGCTCACGCTGGAAGCGCCGGTGGAGAGCGCCGATGGCGCCGGTGGCGTGGTGCGGGAGTTTGAAACCGTCGCGACGCTATGGGCGGAGGTCATGCCGGTTTCGGCCGCGCGTGCCATCGAGGCGGAGCGCGCCGGCGCGCGGATCACCCATCGGATCGGCATGCGCTTTGCCGATGACATTACCACGCGGCATCGCTTCCGCGATGGAGAGCGTGCGTTCCGGATCGTGTCGCTGCGCGATCGCGACGGCCGCAAGCGGTTTCTGGCCATCGAGGCGGAAGAGATCGTTCCGTAATCACGGGAGATATCCATGTCGACAGCAACCGCAGCCCTGCGGGCGGCGATCCATGACGCGTTGCATGCAGACAGCGCGCTCACCGGCATTCTCGGCGGCGCGAAGATCTATGACGAGCCGCCGGCCCATGCGGTGTTTCCGTATGTGACGCTCGGCGAAGCGCGGGTGTCCGATTTCTCCGCCGGCGACGAGTCGCTGCAGGAGCATCAGCTCACGCTGCATGCCTGGTCGCGGCAGGGCGGACACAAGGAGGCGCATCTGATCGCCGGCGCAATACTGCAGGCGCTCGACGATGCGCCGCTCGCGCCCGACGGCCATCAGCTCGTGAACCTGCGCTTCTCGCTCGCCGATATCCGCCGCGAGTCGGATGGGCGCACCTATCACGCGCTGGTGCGGTTCCGCGCAGTGACGGAAGCAGTGTGACGTACTCGACGTCATGCCGCGCGAAGGCGGGGGCATCCAGCGCTGGATCGCCCGCCTTCACGGGCGATGACAACAATCTGACAGGACAAGGCAACATGGCAGCACAAAAAGGCAAGGACCTGCTGGTCAAGATGCATGACGGCAGTGATTACGTGACGGTTGCGGGGCTGCGCTCGCGCCGCATCGCGTTCAACGCGGAGACCGTCGATATCACGCATGCGGAGAGCGCCGGGCGCTGGCGCGAATTGCTCGACGGCGCCGGCATCAAGCGCGCCGGCCTGTCCGGCCGCGGCCTGTTCAAGGATTCCGCGACCGACGCGCTGATGCGTCAGACCTTCTTCGACGGCGCAGTGAAGAACTGCCAGGTGGTGATCCCGGATTTCGGCGTGGTGCAGGGCGCGTTCCAGATCACCAGTCTTGAATTTGCCGGCGAACATGACGGCGAGGTCACCTACGACATCGCTCTGGAATCCGCGGGCGAGCTGGCATTCGCGGCGGCCTAGGTCTCGCCGTATCTCGTGTCCCGGGCGCGCTGCGGCATGAAATGACGCTGCGCAGAACCGGGACCCATAAACCCACCAACAATCAGTTTGGGTCCCGGCTCAGCGGTGCATCACTCCGTGCTGCACCGCGTCCGGGACACGAGAGAAGAGGATTTCTCATGCCCAATCGTCACCGTGGCGAGATCGAAGCCGAGATCGGCGGGCGCAAGCGCATTCTGGTGCTGACGCTCGGGGCGCTGGCCGAACTCGAATCCGCATTCGGCGACGGCGACCTGGTCGCACTGGCCGAACGCTTCGCGCAGGGCCGCATGAGTGCGCGCGACCTGATCCGCATCATCGGCGCGGGTTTGCGCGGAGCAGGCGAGAGCGTGACCGACGATGAGGTGGCGCGCATGGCCTCGCCGGATGGCGCGGAGGGCTATGTCCGCATCGCCGCGTCCCTGATCGAAGCGACCTTCGGACGGGCGGAAACATGAAGCCATTCCCCTGGGACGAGGCGATCGGCTTCGGGCTCGGCGTGCTGCGGCTGTCGCCTGCGGCGTTCTGGGCGATGACACCGCGCGAACTCGCGCTCGCGATCGCCGCGGTGACCGGCGCGGCCACGCCGCTGCGTCGCACCGACCTGCATGACCTGATGACGAGATATCCAGATGGCCGATGACTTCGACGATTTTGCCCTGACCGAACGCGTGGACACGCTCGACCGCGGCATGCGCACCATCGATCGCTCGATGCGCGACATCAACCGCAGTGCCGGACAGTTCGGCCGCGCTTTGTCGGATGCGTTCGCGCAGGGTGTGACCGGCAGCCGCGGTCTCGACGACGTGCTCAAGTCGCTTTATCTGCGGATCTCCGACATCGCGCTGCGGCTGGCTTTCAAGCCGGTGGAGAATGCGCTCACGGCGGGATTTGCCGGTCTGTATGCGGGCGGCGGGGCCGGGCCGGTGCAGGCTTTCGCATCCGGCGGCATCATCGGCACGCCCACGTACTTTCCGCTCCGCTCCGGCGGGACGGGACTGGCCGGCGAGGCTGGACCGGAAGCGATCATGCCGCTGGCGCGTGGTCCGGACGGACGGCTCGGCGTTGCTGCATCCGGCGGCGGGCGCGGCGCTAGCATCATTGTGAATATCGCAACGCCCGACGCGGACTCGTTCCGCCGCTCCGAACTTTATGTCACCGGCCAGATTGCGCGCGCGGTGGCGCGCGGCCAGCGCGGAATGTGAGGCAACATGTCGGCATTCCACGAGATCCTGTTTCCGCTCGATATCGCGCTCGGCAGCGCCGGCGGCCCGGAACGGCGGACCGAGATCGTCGCGCTCGGCTCGGGGCGCGAGGAGCGCAATGCGCGCTGGGCGCATTCGCGCCGGCGCTATGACGCCGGCTACGGCATCAAGACTTTCGAGGCGCTATCGCAGGTGGTCGCGTTCTTCGAGGAACGGCGCGGCATGTTGCATGGCTTTCGCTGGCGCGACCGGCTGGATCATTCCTCCGCCGCGCCGGGCGTGGCGGTGACGCCGTTCGACCAGGCGCTCGGTTTTGGCGACGGTGACACCGCGACCTTTCAACTGGCGAAGATGTATGGCGGTGCGTTCGCGCCCTATGTGCGGCCGGTTACGAAGCCGGTGGCCGGAAGCGTGCGGATTGCCGTTGATGGCGTGGAGCTGGATGGCGGCGTCGCCATCGATGTGACCACCGGTGTGGTGACGCTCAGCGAGCCGCCTGTTCCCGGCGACGCGGTGACCGCGGGCTTCCTGTTCGACGTGCCGGTGCGTTTCGACACGGATTATCTGGAAGTCGACCTCTCGGCCTTCGCCGCGGGTGCGATCCCGAAAATCCCGCTGGTGGAAATCAGGGTGTGAGCCGATGCGCAACATCCCATCCGCCCTGCAGGTGAAGCTGGATTCCGGCGCCACCACGCTGTGCCGCTGCTGGATTCTCACGCGCCGTGACGGCGTGATCCAGGGCTTCACCGATCACGATCGCGACGTGATGCTGAACGATGTCGTATGCCGTGCCGATACCGGCTTTGCCGGATCGGAAGCGGTGGCGCGGCTCGGCCTCAGTGTCGACGGCATCGAGGTGTCGGGCGCTTTGTCGGACGACAGCCTGAACGAGGACGCGCTCGCCGCCGGGCGATACGATGCGGCGCAGGTCGACATGTATATTGTCGACTGGAGCGAGCCGTCGCTCCATGTGCTGATGTCGCGCGGGCATATCGGCGAGGTTCGGCGCGAAGGCGTCGCCTTCGCGGCCGAGCTGCGCGGCCTGGCCGATGCGCTGAATGCCGAGACCGGCCGGCTCTATACCCCGACCTGCGCCGCCGATCTCGGCGATGCCCGTTGCGGCGTCGATCTCGACGACCCGCTGTATCGCGGGGAAGGTGCGGTCACTGCGCTGAGAGGCGTTTCGACTTTCATCGCAAGCGGCCTGACCGGGTTCGCGGATGGCTGGTTCACCGGCGGACGGCTGACGTTCACAGATGGCGCCAATGCGGGCGACGCGATGGAGGTGAAGCGACATCGTGTTGACGGTGGCACCGTCATTGTCGAACTCTGGCAGGCGATGGCAATGGCCGTCGCGCCAGGCGACACCTTCGTCGTTACCGCAGGCTGCGACAAGCGCTTCGCCACCTGCCGCGATCGCTTCGACAACGTGCTCAATTTCCGCGGCTTCCCGCATATCCCCGGCAACGACTTCCTCATGCGCTACGCGCTCGATGGCGAAGCCGGACATGACGGGAAGAGCTTGAAGAAAACATGATCCACGGTTCGGCCCATGCCCTTCACACCCGAGATTATCATCGCCGAGGCTCGCAGCTGGATCGGCACGCCGTATCGGCATCAGGCGTCGCTCAAAGGCGTCGGCTGCGATTGCCTCGGACTGGTGCGCGGCGTGTGGCGAGCGCTCCATGGCGAGGAGCCCGAATGCATGCCGGCTTATTCGCGCGACTGGGCTGAAGCCGCGGCACGCGAGACGCTGGCTGAAGCGGGCGCGCGGCATCTGCTGCCGGTGGCGCGCGACGCAATGAAGGGAGGCGACGTGCTGCTGTTTCGCTGGCGCACCGGACTTGTTGCGAAGCACGCCGCGATTCTCACCGCTGACGAAACCATGATTCACGCGCATGACGGCGCCGAGGTGGCTGAAGTGGCTTTCGCGCCGTGGTGGCGTCGTCGTCTCGCCTATGCCTTTCGATTTCCCGGAGTGAAGTGATGGCGTCGCTGGTCCTTTCCACTGCGGGCGGCGCCATCGGCGGCGCGCTGTTCGGTCCGGTCGGTGCACTGGCCGGACGTCTCGCCGGCGCGATCGGCGGCAGCCTGATCGATCAGAGCGTGTTCGCACCGGCCTCGACCCCAGCGCGCACGCATAACGGTCCGCGGCTGCGCGATCTCGACGTCATGGTGTCGACCGAAGGCGCGCCGATTCCGCGCGTGTACGGACGCGTCCGGGTGCCAGGCCAGGTGATCTGGGCGACCGCGCTCGAGGAGAAGGTCAAGACCCGCACCGAAACGACGGGGGGTGGCGCGGCTGCTGGCGGCAAGGGCGCCGCACCGCCGCCTGAGAGCACGACCACGCGGACCTTCTCGTATTTCGCCAATATCGCCGTGGCGCTGGCCGAGGGGCCGGTGGCGCATCTGGCGCGGGTCTGGGCCGATGGCAAGCCGCTCGACTTGTCGCGGCTCAATGTGCGCTTCTATTCCGGCCGTGAGGATCAGAGCGCCGATCCGCTGATCGTGGCGAAGGAGGGTGCCTCGAACGCGCCGGCCTATCGCGGGCTTTGCTATGTGGTATTCGAGCGCCTGCCGGTAGGTCCGTTCGGCAATCGCATCCCGCAATTGTCGTTCGAGATCGTGCGCCCGGTCGGCGCTTTGGAGAATGCCGTCCGCGCCGTGACGCTGATCCCGGGCGCGACCGAGTTCGGCTACGAGCCCGCCACTGTCACGCGCAAGCTCGGGCCGGGCAAGCACATGCCCGAGAACCGGCATGTCGCGCATGCGCCCTCGGACGTGGTCGCCGCGCTCGATGAGTTGCAAGCGCTGTGCCCCAATCTCGAGCGCGTCGCGATCGTGGTGTCTTGGTTCGGCGACGATCTGCGTGCGGGTGCGTGCCGGATCAGGCCCGGCGTCGATCGTAGCAACAAGACTACCAGCGGCGCGACCTGGTCGGTGGCGGGCGTCAATCGCGGCGGCGCGTATGTCGTTTCGCAGGTGGACGGGCGCGCGGCGTATGGCGGCACGCCGTCCGATGCCAGCGTGCGCCATCTGATTGCCGAGCTGAAGGATCGCGGGCTCAAGGTGACGCTGTATCCGTTCCTGATGATGGATGTGCCGGCGGACAACGACCTGTCCAATCCTTACACCGGCGAAGCGCCTCAGCCGGCCTATCCCTGGCGCGGCGAGATCACCTGCGATCCGGCGCCGGGTGTCGACGGCTCGCCGGACGCTACCGGCAGCGCGGGCGAACAGGTGGATGCGTTCTTTGCCGGTGGCGGCGTTTCCGGGTGGAATTTCCGCCGCCTCATCCTGCATTACGCCGCGCTTGCGGTAGAGGCGGGCGGGGTCGACGCGTTTGTCATCGGCTCGGAGCTGAAGAGCCTGACGCGCGTGCGCTCCGCCTCCGGCGTCTATCCGGCGGTGAACCAGCTCGTCACGCTTGCCGCCGACGCGCGCGCGATCCTCGGCGATGACACGATCATCACCTACGCTGCGGATTGGACCGAATACGGCACCCATGTCGTCGATGCCGCGGCGCAGGAGGTGCGTTTCCCGCTCGACCCGCTCTGGGCATCCGAGCATATCGATGCGATCGGCATCGACTATTACCCGCCGCTGGCGGACTGGCGCGACACGCCGGACCATATCGATCGGGCACTGGCGGATTCAATCCATCGGCGCGACTATCTCGAAGCCAATCTGAGGGGCGGCGAGGCCTTCGACTTCTATTACGCGGATCAAACCGCGCGCGAGGCGCAGACGCGCATTCCGATCACCGATGGGCTCGGCAAGCCCTGGATGTTCCGGCAGAAGGATCTGTGGAGCTTCTGGTCGCAGCCGCATCATGAGCGCGTCGGCGGTGTCGAGCTGTCATCGCCGACCGGATGGGTGCCGCAATCGAAGCCGGTCTGGCTGACCGAGACCGGATGCCCGGCGGTCGACAAGGGCGCGAACCAGCCGAATGTGTTCCCCGATGCGAAGTCGGCGAGCGGTGGCTATCCGCATTTTTCCAACGGCCGCCGCGACGACCTGATGCAGCGCCGCTATCTCGAAGCGGTGCTGACCGTGTTCGGCGCGGACAGCGATCTCAATCCGCCATCGTCACTCTATGACGGGCGCATGGTCGATCCGTCCGGCATCCATCTCTGGACCTGGGACGCGCGGCCCTATCCGGTGTTTCCGCAGGCGACCGAGGTCTGGAGCGATGGCGCCAATTGGGAGACCGGACATTGGCTCACCGGCCGGCTTGGCGCGACGCCGATGGACGGGCTGCTGGCGACGATCCTGGCCGATGCCGGTGCGCCGGACTGCGATATGTCCGCGCTCGGGGAGGGGCCGGACGGCTACAGCATCGACCGGCCGATGAGCGCGCGCGCCGCCATCGAACCGCTGGCGCAGGCCTTCGCGTTCGACGCGGCGGAGGAGGGCGGACAACTCGCGTTCCGGCCGCGCGGCGGTGCGCCGGTGCTCGACCTCACCGATGCGGACTGCGCGCTGCCGGATCGGGGAGGACCGTTGCGGCTGACGCGCGCGCAGGAAACCGAATTGCCGCGCGAGGTGTCGATCGGCTTTGTCGATGGCCGCAGCGACTATCGGCGCGGCGCTGCGTGCTCGCGCCGCCTGGTCGGCTCGTCGACGAGGCTGGTGCAGAGCGATATCGCGATGGTCACCGGCGGCAAGGCCGCCGCGCGGCGCGCGGATATCTGGCTGCAGGATCTGTGGGCCGGGCGCGAGAGTGCCGATTTTTCTCTGCCACCGAGCCTGATGGCGCTGACGCCGGGTGATGTGATCGCGCTGACCGCCGACGGCCGCCGGCGCGTGATCGAAATCCGCGAAATTGTCGATACCGGTTCGCGCGCGGTGAAGGCGCGCTCGATCGATCCGGAGATCTTCAGTCTTCCGCTGGAGCCGGAGGTGACGGCAGCGCCGCCGCTGCCGTTGCCGGTCGGTCCGGTCGAGCTGCGGCTCCTGCATCTTCCGGCCTTCGACGCGGGCGAACCGGTGGTGCTGACGCGCGCAGCGGTGTTCGCCGATCCCTGGCCGGGACCGGTTGCGATCTGGCGATCGGGCGACGGGGCGTCCTTTGAGCGCGCGGCCATTGCCATTGCACCGGCGATCGTGGGCGAGACACTGGACCCGCTGCCGAAGGGACCGGCCGGATTCATCGACGACGCCAATGTTGTTCGCGTGGAGCTTTATGGCGGCGAGCTTGCGTCGGTTTCTGAGCTGGCCTTGCTCGGCGGCGCCAATCTGGCGGCCCTGCAGCGGCCGGACGGCGCGTGCGAGATCATGCAGTTCGCGAATGCCGAACTGGTCGGCGACGGCGTCTACGAGCTGTCACGTCTCCTGCGCGGGCAGGGTGGCACCGAATGGGCGATGGCCGATGCGCTGCCGGAGGGCGCAGGCTTTGTGATGCTGGACGAGCATGTGGTGCCGGTGGCGCGTGGGCTCGACATGCTCGGGCGGCCACTGTCGTTGCGCGTTATCGCTGCCGAGCGCGACCATGGCGACACGGCGGCGGTCGCCGTCGATGCCACGCCGCAAGACGTGAGCTTGCGGCCTTATGCGCCTGTGCATCTGCGCGCGGTGCGCGGGGAGGACGGGATCCTGCTCTCCTGGATCAGACGCACGCGGCGCGACGGCGATTCCTGGGAGGCCGAGGAGGTGCCGCTCGGCGAAGCGTCCGAGCGCTACGAGATCGATATCCTCGACGGCACGAATGTGAAGCGCGTGCTGACTGCGGATACGACGCACGTGCTCTATCCATCCGCCGACGAGATCGCCGATTTTGGCGCGCCGCTTTCCGCGATCGCATTACGTGTGGCGCAGATGTCGGCGCTGGTCGGGCGCGGCTATCCGGCGGAAGCGTTGGTATCGGTCGACTGAATCTCGCGCGGCAGAACAGACCATGCGCCGAGCGCCTCCGGCGGCGCCTCTGCGATGTCGCGCGCGATCGCGTTCCAGTCCAGTTCGCGCGCCGCGCCGCCCACCGCATTCACCGCGTAGATGAAGGCGGGAATGCCCCATTTCAGGAATTCGATGACGCTGCCGTCCTGCATGGTCAGCCGGAACTTTCGCACGAGCAGAAACGAAACATCCTGGATGCGGGTGATAGCGGGCAGCATGATCGAGAAGTCCGGCTCGCGCGGATCGGTCGGTTTGAATTTCAGCCGGTAATTGGTGAGGTGCAGCATGCCGAGCACCTTCTTTGGCGCCGACGCGCCGAGGACATACGGCCTCGCATCTGCGCCGCCCGCATTCGGATGAAGCGGCAGCAGCGCATTGGCGCCGTAACTGCGCAGCAGCTTTTCGCCCGGCAGCAATTCCTTCTGCATCAGCAACGCTGCAACACCGTCATTCATCGCTTCGACCTGTTCCGTCGCGGCCATCCCGCCGCGGCATCGCCATAACGGAAAATCCCCATGAGCGAAACCGTCCATCTCGGCTTGCCCGTGATCGCCGCAGCGCAGGCGCAGAAACACGTGACCCACAACGAGGCGCTGCGCATCCTCGATGCGCTGGTGATGCTCAGCGTCAAGGATCGCGACCTGTCGGCCCCGCCAGGTACACCGGCGGATGGCGACCGCTATCTCGTGAACCCGCCGGGCAGTGACGGTTTCGCCGGCAAGGACAACCAGATCGCGCATTTCCGCGACGGCACCTGGGCGTTCTACGCGCCGCAGAGCGGCTGGCTCTGCTATGTCAAGGACGAAGCCGCAGCGCTTGTGTTCGATGGCGCAGACTGGCAACCGCTGCCCGGCGCGAGCGATGAATTCCAGAACGTCACGCGGTTCGGGCTCGGCACCACTGCCGATGCGACAAATCCGCTTACGGCCAAGCTCAACAACGCGCTCTGGACGGCCCGCTACGACAGCGAAGGCGGCGACGGCAATCTGCGCACCAAGCTGAACAAGGAAACCGCCGCCGATGTCCTGTCGATCCTGTTGCAGACCGGCTATTCCGGGCGCGCCGAAATCGGTCTGATTGGCGACGACGATCTCGCGTTCAAGGTCAGCGCCGACGGATCGGCGTGGCATGATGCCATGCGGGTGGAGCGCACGAGCGGCAAGGTTTCATTTCCGAATACCGCAAGCCGTCCGGTCCTGACCGCGAACCGCACTTATTATGTCCGCACCGACGGTTCCGACGGCAATGACGGATTGACGAACACGAGCGGCGGCGCGCTCGCCACCATCGCGAAGGGGATCAGCCTCGCCTATGCGCTCGACTGGTCCGGCTACCGCGTCACCATCCAGCTCGGAGCAGGGACGTTCCCGCTCACGCAGGAATGCGTTGCAGCCTTCCTGTCGATGCAATCGCTGCTGATACGCGGCGACCCGGCGAACCCATCCAGCGTGATCCTGTCCAGTACCGGCAACGGGCTTGGCCTGTCCGGCGGTGCGGCGATCGAGATGACCGGCGTGACGCTGACGCCGGGCGGGTTCTGCGCGGTCAATGTCCGCCGCGGCGGCGCGTTCACACTCGGCGCGAACTGCCGGATGACCGGGAGCCCGTCATTCGGCTGGATCTATGTCGCGGGCGGACTGGCCACCCTGCCGTACGCGTTCGAAATCGCGGCCAGCGCGGACATTGCGCTTCGGGTCGAAATGGCCGGCATCATCGAGGCTCGCGGCGCCTACGCGGTTACGCTTACCGGCAGCCCCGCTTTCACCCGCGGCTTCATCGAGGCCTATACCAACGGGGTGGCGATGATCTCCAGCAAGACGTTTTCCGGCGCTGCGACTGGACCGCGATATGCGGTCGCAAGCGGCGGCGTCATCTTCACCAATGGCGGAGGCGCAAGCTATTTTCCGGGCAATGCCGCGGGCTCGGCGACGTCGCCGGGTGTCTATATCTGATGCGGTACGGCGACGGCGTCGCGCTGGGCGTCCAGACCAAATCCAAGATCGGATAGTCGCGGCCGCCCGAGAG